CGAATGGTATACATCTGGTCCTCGTCAACGTTTGCAACCGGGTGGTACAATTGTTTTGGTTATGACTAGATGGAATACAAAAGATCTAACCGGTAAATTATTACAAGCGCAATCAAAAGAACCGAAGTCAGATAAATGGGAAGTAATAGAATTTCCTGCTATCATGCCATCAGGTGAACCGGTGTGGCCAGAGTTTTGGAAGAAGGATGAATTACTTGGAGTGAAAGCATCACTGTCAATAGGTAAATGGAATGCGCAGTGGATGCAGAACCCTACTTCAGAAGAAGGAGCTTTAATCAAAAGAGAATGGTGGCAGAAATGGGAAGCAGATGAACCACCACATTTATATCACATCATACAATCTTACGACACCGCATTTATGAAAAAAGAAACAGCCGATTACAGTGCGATAACGACATGGGGAGTCTTTTATAAAAACGAAGATTCTGGTCCACAGTTAATATTATTGGACTCAGTTAAAGATAGATTTGAGTTTCCAGAGCTGAGAAGAGTTGCAATGGAACAATATAGATATTGGAATCCAGAGACTGTTATTATTGAATCTAAAGCTTCTGGACTACCTTTAACATATGAATTAAGAAAATTAGGGATCCCAGTTATTAACTTTACACCGAGTAAAGGAAATGATAAACATACAAGGGTAAACAGCGTTGCACCTCTATTCGAGAGTGGATGCATATGGGCGCCCACAAATCAAGCCTTCGCTGAGGAAGTCATTGAGGAATGTGCAGCTTTTCCTTATGGTGACCACGACGACTTAGTCGATAGTATGACACAAGCTGTAATGAGATTTAGGCAGGGAGGATTCATAGAGCATCCGGAAGACGCTATAGATGAACCTTTGCCACAACCTAAAAAGGTTTATTACTGATGGGAAAATTATTACAATTAATAGCAAAACTTTTTGGTAAAAATGCTATATCAAAAACATTAGGCACTAGAACTAATGTTATTAAACTTCCTTCAAATGAAAAGAAAAGATTAATCAAAGATGAATTAAACATCGAAGCAGCCTCTGATCTTGCTGCTCAAAAAGTTTTAAAAGAAGCTGAAGACTTAATTGCTGACATTCCTAAGATGAATGATCAAGAAGTATTAACTTTCACTGGAAACTTACAAAGATTAGATAACAAAATAAATCCACCTTCTGCAGAAGTATTAGATCTTACCACTAAGAAACCTGTAACAGGAGAAGGACTCGAGCAGCTCGCAGCTAGAGAGGGGCTACCAGCAGATGTTAGTCCAGACTCGCCTATTGGAAGAGTGATGCAAGGTGCGCAAAGATTAAGAAAAGAAAAAGATGAATTAGATAAAATGTTAAAAGATCCAGCTAAACAACTTGAGCAAGAAATGCAAAACCCATACAGATCAGGTGGACCCTTAGATCCTAAAACGGGAATTGTTAGAACTGCAGCAAGACAAGTTTTACAAAAATTAGCTAGAGAAGGTAAAATTAATATTGCAGATGAAAGAGAAGCAAAAGCAATCATAGAAGGTTATCAAGGTGGAGTCGATCCAATTGAAGTATTTAGAAAAACATTTGGTCAAGATGCATTAGGAGATCTTGCTAATCTTGGAGATGAATTAGTAGAAATAGATAATCGAGGAGGTTCTTTTAAAGAACTTAAAAAGATTTTAGAGGATGAAGGATTCTTTGATTTACAACAACCAAAAAATCCAGTGCAAGGAATAACTGACGAAGAGTTGATGAAAATAATTAAAGATGAAGATCCAGAAAAATTTGCAACCGGCGGTAGAGTTGGTTTTGATGATGGAGGCATATTATCTTTAGAAGAAGCAAAGAAATTAAATCCAGGAATGTTTGTTGATACTACAACGTATAACCCAATTCCAGAAAATGCACCTAACATGGCTGCAGATGAAATAGCTAAAGTAATTATGGGAACAGGATTCTTACGGGAAGAAGATGATGAACTAGATTATCCAGAAGGTATGGAGAAACCAATGAGTTCAAAACTATTTATATTTGAAGAGTATGTAATACCACAAAGAAAAAAGATGATGGAAAACTTTGGCTTAACTTTAAAAGAAGCTGATGATTTAATTAGACAAGAAATGGAAAAGTATAGAACTAATAAAGCTACAGGCGGCCGTGTAGGTTTTCAAAAAGGTTCCCCTGAAATTTTTGATCAATTAGAAATGGATGTTCCATATCCTTATGGTCATAGAGTTAATTATCAAATAGGAGGACCTGCATACGATGCAACCGATCCTATTTACGGATCTAGTGCAATCACCGTTACCCCAGATACAATTATGGGACCACAAGGAAATCAGATACAAGCGCAAACAGGAGTTAATCAAGCTTTACAAAGACCACAAAATTTTTTAGAAATGTTTAAAGACCACGCTGTCGTATCACAAGCTATGAAAGGTAAATCAAGTATGGGACCAATTGATCAATATGGAATGCAAACAGGATATGATTTTCAAGAAAAATCTAAAATGAATCCAATAGCATCTTCTATTTTAGCTTCTGGATATCAACTTGCAACAGAAGGATTGGGTATGTTTAATCCTAAAAACCCTAATTTTTTAAATCCTGTACAAGCTTTTAAAACTGCTCAAAGTGATGCTACAAAAAACATAGAAGGTATTTTAGCTTCTCAATCTAGAAATTTAACACAACAACAACAAGATGATAGAAACAAGTATTTAGCAAATCAAGGACAAGCTCAAGAACCTTTTTTAAATCCTACATCAATAACAAATATAGAAACTAAAACTAAAACTTTAACACCTTTTGAAAAATATAAAGCTAAAATGTTACAAGCTTTTAGAAAAAATCACGCTGGCCAAAAAACAGCCATGACAGATCTTCAACTTGATGGAACGTATTCTGGTACACCAAAAGAAATACCTATAGAAGATTATTTTGCAGCTTTAATTGCTCAAATGGACAGAGACCCTGCAGCGTATGGTTACGCATCAGGCGGCCGTGTAGGTTACGCTTACGGTTCTGGATTAAAACTAGCTCAACTTTTACAAAAAGCTGGTAAGTCTTTAAAACAAGCGATTAAAGAAGCGGTAGATAATATCAATCCAACTGGTGATAAAAAACTAGATGCTGATATGGCGGTTGATGATATGTTAGAAACATATAGTATTGATAGAGACGCTGTTGATGGTTACGATATTTTAAATGCTTATGATGAAGCATATAAAACAATTACAAATCCTAAAACAATGTCTGAAGTAGAAACTTTAGAAGCAATGGGTGCAAACATCACTGCTAAAACTTTAGAGCTTGTAGAAAAATACCCTGGTTTAAATTCAGAGCTTGCAAGAAAAATTGCAAGTGACCCTGATCCACAAAGACAAGCTGATGTAATTTCTATGATAGAACAAACTTTCAAAATGGACGAAATGGGAATGAGTGGTGATGAAATTATAGATACCTTTAGAAAAAAAACAGACAGAACTAAACAAGCTGGAGGCGGCTTAAGTTATTTATCGGGGTTTTAAATGGACATAGGCAAATACAAACAGGCCATGCGTCCGAAAAAATACCTGGATGGTAAATTTGTAATTTACGATGAAACAATGCCAGACGCTAGCGACGCGCAGCTAGGAGCTAGAGACGAGTTTGCAATCGGTGGCGGTGTAATTCAAGGTGAAGATTTAGGAACAAGAGAAGGGTTTTACGAACCTAAGTTAGTTAATGATCCAAAAGGAAAATACTCAGTTAAGTTTCCATACAAACAAGATTATGGAAATCCTAGATTTAGAGGAGTTCAATACGGAACAAAAGAAGAAATAGAAAAATTAATTAAAGATAGAACAACCGCTGCAGATGCATCTTATAAAAAAGGTGTAGGTAAAGCTGCTCAAATTGCAAAAGAAAAAGCTGAAGCAGATATTAAAAAAACAATAGATAGTTTTATTGAACAAGGTGATTATGAAAATTTTAAAACCAAACCTTATGAATCACAATTACAAAGAAAATTACCTTCAGGTGAATTAAGACAAAGTGCAGGAGGAAGAGTTAATCCTAAAACTTTTCAATACATAAGAGATATGTTAGACGCCGGTGATTTTGAAAATCTTTCAAGAATTACAGGAAGATCAAAAGAAGAGTTAATTAGTTTTAATGAAAAACTTCCAGAAAAAGGAGTAGTTGATATAAAACTTAGAGCTCAACGTGCAGGTGAGTCTAATCCAAGAATATTAACTGATGAAGAAAGAAGAGAACGAGGAAGAGCAGCATACGCTACAAGAAAAGAGAGTGAGTCTAAAGCTAAAAAATATGCTAGTAAACAAGACTTAGAAGACTTTAGTAAAATTAAAAAACAAAGAATAAGATTAAATAATTATTTTGCTGAAAATCCAAATGCAATTAACGATACAGAATTTGGAAAAGAAATTAAAAATCTAATGGATATTAGATTAGATAAAGAAGGAAACCTTGTCTACAATACAAGACCTGATTCTTATTATTTAGAAAAAGCAAAGAATAAAGAAATTTTCGATGTATTTGATATTAAACCTATTAAATCAAAACAACAAAGTACAAGATTTCCAGTTAACTTAAATATTACACCTAAACAATTTAATGGAGCATTTATTGAAGGACAAGTTGATAAGTATTTTAGAAAAGGTGGTAGATTTGAAGGTAATCAAGAAATATTAAATAAAGTTTCTAACTTTTTAGATCAACAAGGTGTTAGAGTAGAATTAACTGATGTAGGAAGAATAGGAGCAGCACCAGGAGTTGGAGTTAATAGAGCAACAGGTCAGTTTCCAACTATCTACAACACTCTTAAAAAAATGAAAATACCTGATGAACTATTAACAGATGTAAATCCAGTATCAAAAGCAGTACAACTTAAAGAATCTATTCCAGGTTTAAAATTTGCAAATGAAATACAAAGACCTGAGTCTGCCATGACAAGAGAAATGTTTGACAGGTTTAATAAATTAAGAGGAGTTTTAATTCCAGGGTTAGAAGAAATTAAAGATAGTTTAAAAAAACTTCCAGATGACATTAAATCAAAAAGGTATTTTACTGCAGCATTAAAAGGTTTAGGTATTGTTGCAACTCCTTTAATTATTTCAGGAATGTATAATGATTTTAAATCTGGTAAAACGGTTATGGAAACTTTAGAAAGAAATTTAATTGGTACTGATGCAGTTGGTGGTATGAAAGATATCTTTGCATTATCCCCTGAAGAAAGAGAAGCAAGATCAGTAGTTAAACAAGCTGAGATGGATGAACAAATTGCACAAGACTTTTCTGGTTTAGATATTGATTTTCAAACTCCAAAAGTAAAATCTAAAATGTCTTTAGAAGAAGCATTAAAAGAATATGAAGAAGGTTTAAGTAGAGTGGAACTTGAAAGAGAACAAGAAGAAGCTGAAAGAGCTGAAGGAAGAGCTAGTAGTTTTGAAGGTTTAAAAGATTTAATGTTAGGTAAACGATTTCAACCACAAGAAATTTCTAGGGATTTTTTAGCAGAAGGTGGTCCACCAGATGATCCAAGTAAAAGAAAGTTTATGAAAATTATGGGTGCACTTGCAACAGTGCCTGTAATTGGTAAGTATTTTAGTTTAGCTAAACCTTTAGCACCAGCTGTTTCAAGAGCTGTTGACGGCATGCCTGATTTTATATTTGATCTTGTAGCTAAAGTTAAAGCAAAAGCTGCAGAAAAAGGAATGAAATATTTTACTGGTAATAGATCAGATGAATTTGCAGATGTTTATCAAGCAGATAATTTTATTGTTACAGAAAAAGGTAACAAAATAACACTTAGAGAAGTGGATGATCCTGATAGACCTGGTTATAGAGAAAATGAAATAGAAATAGAAGTGGACCCTGAAACTGGCGGAGTGACTTATAATGAAGCAAGCGCAAGACCTGATATGGATGGTAAGCTTAAAGATGTAGAAGAATATATTGATGAAGATGATTTAGAAAATATGAGAAAATATACATACGATGAATAGACTAGGAAAAAAGAGTGGCCCACCACCAAAAAAAGGTCCTAGTTCACAGGGCTTGAATATTCAATATAATACTGTTAAAACAGTCAAACAATCTGGAGAAAAAAATAATGGCAGAGATAGACAAGGCGCTACCAAATATAAAAGTTCAACCTGAAGAAACAACTGACGATATCGCAGTTGAAATGGTTGAGGAAATTGAAAAGATAGAACCTGGTGAAACTCAAATTACTGAAATGGAAGATGGATCAGTTGATATTGATTTTGATCCACAAGCTTTAAAACAATCGCAAGCAACAGATTTTAATGCTAACTTAGCTGATTTTGTAGACGAAAGAGAGTTAGGTTATTTATCTTCAACACTACATCAAAATTATCAAGACTATAAAAGTTCTAGAAAAGATTGGGAAAAATCATATACTCAAGGATTAGAACTATTAGGATTTAAATATGAAAACAGGACGGAACCGTTCGCCGGTGCTTCGGGTGCCACTCATCCGGTGCTTGCTGAAGCTGTTACTCAGTTTCAAGCGTTGGCATATAAAGAGTTACTCCCAGCTAATGGACCAGTCAGAACACAAATAATTGGACTTCAAACTCCAGAAAAAACTCAACAGTCAAATCGTGTAAAAGATTTCATGAACTATCAGTTGATGGATCAGATGAAAGAATACGAACCAGAGTTTGATCAAATGTTGTTTTATTTACCTTTAGCAGGTTCAGCATTTAAAAAAGTTTATTACGATGATTTATTGGAACGAGCAGTATCTAAGTTTGTTCCAGCAGATGATTTAATTGTTCCGTACACAGCTACCTCATTAGATGATGCGGAAGCAATTATTCATCGAATTAAAATTTCTGAAAACGAATTAAGAAAACAACAAGTGGCAGGTTTCTATAGAGATGTAGAATTAAAAGCGGGTCATGATAATTTAACTGACGTTGAGAAAAAAGAATTAGAATTAGAAGGCACAGTCAAAACTGGAAGAGATGATGATATTTTTACTTTGTTAGAATGTCATGTTAATTTAGACTTAGAAGGTTTTGAAGATGTTGGACCAGATGGTGAACCAACAGGAATTAAACTACCTTACATTGTAACTTTAGAAGAAAATTCTAGAGAAGTTTTATCTATTAGAAGAAACTATGAACAAAACGATCCAAAGAAATCTAAAATACAGTACTTTGTACATTTCAAATTTTTACCAGGTTTAGGTTTTTACGGTTTTGGTTTAATTCACATGATTGGTGGATTATCTAGAACTGCAACATCTGCATTAAGACAATTATTAGATGCAGGTACTTTATCAAACTTACCGGCTGGATTTAAACAAAGAGGTATTAGAATTAGAGACGATGCACAATCAATACAACCTGGTGAATTCAGGGATGTAGACGCTCCTGGAGGAAATATAAGAGATGCTTTTATGACTCTTCCTTTCAAAGAGCCTTCTCAAACCTTATTACAACTTATGGGAGTCGTGGTATCAGCAGGACAAAGATTCGCTTCTATAGCGGACCTGCAAGTAGGTGATGGGAATCAACAAGCAGCTGTGGGCACGACTGTAGCATTGCTTGAAAGAGGTAGCAGAACAATGTCTGCTATTCACAAAAGAATTTATTCAGCTCTCAAAAATGAATTTAAAATTTTATCAAGAGTATTTAGATTATACTTACCTGCAGAATATCCATACGATGTAGTTGGGGGTCAAAAAATGATTAAACAATCAGACTTTGATGATAGAGTGGATATACTGCCAGTTGCTGACCCTAACATTTTCTCACAGACACAGCGTATTTCTTTAGCGCAAACAGAACTGCAACTGGCAATGTCAAATCCTCAAATGCATAATTTGTATCAAGCATATAGAAATATGTATGAAGCAATTGGTGTAAAGGATGTTGACACCGTATTAATTCGACCACAACCACCACAACCAAAGGACCCTGCTTTAGAACACATTGATTCTTTGGCAGGGAAACCGTTCCAAGCGTTTCCAGGTCAAGATCACCGAGCACATATGACAGCTCATTTAAATTTTATGGCAACAAACATGGCTAGAAACAATCCAACAGTCATGGCAAGTCTAGAGAAAAATATTTTTGAACACATTTCGTTAATGGCTCAAGAACAAGTTGAAATTGAGTTTAAAGATGAGATGCAACAACTTCAACAAATGCAAGCTATGATGCAACAGAACCCACAAATGGCTCAACAAATGCAAATACAAGCTAGAATGATGTCAGAAAAGATAGAAGCTAGAAAAGCAGTGTTGATTGCAGAGATGATGGAAGAATTTATGAAGGAAGAAAAAGAAATTACTTCACAATTTGACAATGATCCTATTGCAAAACTACGAGCAAGAGAGCTAGACATCAGAGCACAAGAAAATGCACGTAAGAAAAAGGTTGATGATGAGCAAATTAACCTAAATAAAATGAAAGCAATGATGAATCAGATGCAAACTGACGAAAAATTACAACAAAATGAAGATTTAGCACAGTTAAGAGCTGATACTTCGATTGAAAAAACAATTTTAGCTGCTAAATTAAAACAAAATAGGTAAATTATGTGGTTTAGTGCAATAAAATTAGCTGTAAACGCTGGTTCACACATTTTTAAGAAGCGTCAAGAGACAAAAATGCTTATGGCGGACGCTCAAATGGAACATGCAAGAAAAATGGCTCGAGGAGAAGAGGCTTACCAAGGCAAATTGTTAGAAGCAAGGCAATCGGACTGGAAGGACGAAGCGGTTCTCATAATTTTGTCAACTCCCGTGTTAATTTTGGCTTGGGCGGTTATATCGGATGACCCAACAGCGATGGACAAGGTAAAATTGTTCTTTGAAATGTTCTCGCAGC